CCAGCCGTGAAACTGGCTACCAAGCACACTAGTATTAATATTACTTGCCAAGGTTTCATATATTGCGATACTCCTCCTCGGCATTAAAACACGGACACATCTTCATCCACTCGTCCGGTTCAATCTTACCGTTACCGTTAAGATCCGGGGATAGGTCACGATGACCGCAGATCCTACTATCCGGGAACTGTACGACCAAATCCAACAACAGCCTTATAATCGACTGTCTCTGTGCCTCCGTACGTGTATCATCCGGATTCCCGTCCGGATCAAGACCACCCTCATAGCATATTCCTATACTATTCTTGTTATATCCGGTCACATGAGCCGGAATCAATTCCAATGGACGCATAGATACTATCTCCCCGCTCTTCCGGATATAATAGTTATAACCTGCGGAGTTGAATCCTCTCGCCTTGTGGTCTCTCTCTAATTGCTCAGGGGTATAATCCTTATCTACCCTAGTGGCCGAACAATGGATCACGATCAAGTTGATTTTCCTGTTAATCGTTCTCATATCAATTATTTTTTATACTTTTATGCGCTTTGTTAACTTTGTTCCTCTATCATAACCTGTGACAGGCGTGATAGAGGCGTTTTTTACATCCAGCTCCCCTATCCTTTTGGATCAGGGGAGCCTTTTTTATTCTTTGTCTTGTTATACTCATCCAAGAAGTTGACCTTGCTAATAAACTTAACGGCGGCAACCCAATACAAGAAGGCTATCACCTTGTTATCCGGAAATACCTTGCCCATGTTCTTTAAGACATTGGTTCCGTAAAACCATATCATCGCCCACGTGATCCAAGAAACTAAAGCCTTGGCGTTATCCTCCGATATATCCATCATCACGCCTATCCAGAACGAGATGATTATGATCAAGAAATAGACTAGCATGTAGACCCAGCTACGGATGAACTTGCTCTTCCGGAAATCCCCGTGATCCGCAGCCAATCCCCAGAACGTATCGATGAAGGCCAGCGACAGGATCACCACCAAGAAGTTCTCGATCGGCGACACGAAGTCCATCGCCGTGACAACGGCGGCTATGGCGATGGACTTTAACCAGTTGGCGAGGTCGGATATGTAGGAGAGGTAACGGTACATAAGGTTGTATCTATCAAAATAACTCGTTGAAATAGAATGATGCCCGATATGTCTCAAACGCCTCCGGAAACGCCTTGACCTCCATCCCCGAATCCAAGGCGTATTGGATAATATCTGACACTTTCTCATCTACGTCCGTGCCACTGCCCCAAGTATTAGCATGGGTGACTATGACAACCCATCCATTATCGGCAACACATCCATCTATCAATCTCTTGGTTCGGTCTTGATTTGATTGACTTGACACGCTTATTCGAGGGATGTTATACCTGTCACAATTACCCGCGATGCTTATGAAACTGTTATTTGACGTAGCCCCGCTCATCGTCATGAGGCTTTCCATCCCATGCCTCTTGGCTAGGTTCCTTATAAAATCATCATTGACTCCATAAGGGGTAATCCAATGCTTATAATTCAAGAAACCGTATCTTTCCATGTCTCTCAATCCCCTGATGAAATTCTCCTTTATCAAACTCTCGTCATACATCGGGTTCCCGGATTCCCAATATCTCGTCTCATCACCTCTTTGGTAATAGCAATGATAAAGACAACCAAATCCCTCTTGCTCATACAGTAACAGCAGGTCGGCCAATCCTTCTTGCTCATTGAGGTTCTTAGTCATGACCGCATAGTTCCCGACAACACCTTTAGACACGAACAAATTCCTGTATCTCTCAACAAGCGCTATACTGGACGTGTCATCATCGACAAAGGATATCATGGGTTTTCTTGGTTTAGAAAAAGCCGATTTATCGGCGCATAGCTCGTTTAGCTTATAGGAAGCATTGCCATTATACGACGTTTGCTCTGGATTGTCCATTTTATTCGCCGTAGCCGTTATCACGGCGTTATTATCCGTGTACATAGTAGTCCTACCCAATTTGCTCCCTCTCTTCTTAAAGGTTTCCGCTATGTCGGTATAATCGCTGGTAATATACCGACCTCCATTGATAGGCTCATAGGCCGTCTTATGGGTGCCGATCTCTATCTGCGGATAGAAAGTGACATCACCCACGAATCCCTCGGCCACGAATAGTCTTATACCGTACTCTACACCCGCCTTCGCCTCAAAGGTCAAGCCGTTCTCATCCACTAATAAATTGGAGTTTACACCATCCCCTACCTGCAACTGGGCCTTAAAGTCATAGGTCTGCGGGACGCTGCAATTCCCTGATACCGTAACCCATGTATCATTGGCGAACTTGAACTTGAAGTTATGATTCCATGTCTTTCCATTTAGATTCCAGTATTTCTCCGGAAAGTTCTCGCCCGAGGATACGCTATTACCGGTAGATCCTTCTGATACCACCCTTATCGTATTGGCGGTAAACGTATAGGTGTTACCATTGTTGATCCTTTTTACCATATCGCTGGTAATCATGAAGATATTCTTGCCACAAAAAGTGACCAACGTATCCGCTGACAATCCGGAGATGGACAGATCCTCGAAAGGAAGGGTCGATGTACCCTCCAATACCAAGGGATTGCCTACGCCTGAGACGGTTCCCATATTATTGATATTATCCAGTTTACCTTTCACTTGATCGCTCGTGTAAGTATCGATCAGGACGGGATGGACGACCTCGTCGACGGTTGTCCCGCTAAGTACCCTTATAGCCAATATAAGGCCGTCTGCATCTTTAGGAGGGGTGAAGGTATAGTTCTCATTTACCATACCACCGGTTTTAAACTCACCGCCGGCATAGATCCATACGATGAAGAGAGCATTCTTGGCTGAGTATATCAACTGATAGGTCTTACCGGGAACGATACTATCAGGCAATTTATTCCGGTCAAGATAAATAGTATTCGATACATCCTCAGTGGCGGTTCCGTACACATGGTATCTGCCCTGACCCAGATATTGGAAGGTTACCCCATTGGATATAACAGTGGCATGGGTGAACTCATCCCTCTTGAGCATATTATCACAGTTCAACATTCCAATATCCGCAGTTGATTCCGCTAATTTTGTCACCTCCCCCCTCAAGCTAGTCTCCCTTGCGTCCGTGCCAATCCACGCCCCCGCCTCATGATCAGCCGTGAACTCATACAAGAGACCGCCGTAATTAACGATCTCGCCTTTTACGTAGGGCTTGGTATCGGAGAAGACTGGGTACGTGTCTAGGCCGACCAAAGAGGATACGCCTTTCTGGTTAATCACGGCAACCTCGCTATCTCCGATCGTGCCAACAACACTGGTTGGATTAGAGGGGTATTCCAGATCATTCCAATGTGTGACACCATCACCTATCTTATAACCTTTACCTCCGTCGATGACGATTCCTATCTCCCCTTCCGAAAGAACAGGGTTAAACTTAGCCCAGTTCGATGCCGTATCTCTTCTTTGTAATACTCTGTCCATATTCCTTAAATTATTTTATCATAATGATATTACTGTCCTTATAAGCCAATCCGAATTTCGTGTCATAATAACATCTGACGTAATATCCAGAGGCATAATCCTTCACATCCCTCATGATTACGTTAAAAGTATTGTCTTTTATGAAATCCTTGCACATCACGGCATTATGCCCCATGTATCCTTCTGGGGCCGGAAAATACGGATACTCTCCTTCCTCCGCTTCTATTAGGTATATTACGTTATACCAGCTAGGTTTTACATTGTCGCTGTATCCTGTCAACCTCACTGTAATATCATCCAAGATAACATCACCCATGTCTATCACAGATAGTTTAGCGTGAAGATCATCATTATCGGTATACAAATCATACTCTGCCGTCCCTGATAGATATGGTCGCACGTTATATAGCTCGATCCCGTTCACGATTTTAGAGGACATTCCCGATAAAAGGTATCTATTCGTATTGCTTCCATCAGAAATATTAATATGCTCCCCGTCTTTGACCGCTATAAAGACATCTTGCCCTTGCTCAAAATAGGTCCTATCCCCATATTCAGAAATGACATTCTCGCTATATTCTATTTTAGGCAAAACCGGTATCCTTTGATTTTGGAAGCGGTATAATTTAAAGACCCTCTTATCATGAGGATCTATCCCTTTAAGGATTTTCTCAAACCCATCTTTATCGTAAACCGTTTCCATCATATTATATCCTCCTTGCTCCGTAACGACGATATTATAGATGCCATCCTCATCCACATTGACAGAGGAAACAACCTTACAATGCCCGGAAGTCCACAAAATATCACCTATGTTTATTTGCTCGATATCAACATAGGTGATCTCCTCGGCAACCTCCGGAATCTCCGTCGTGGTATAATATATCTTTTGACCAGATATATAAGATCCAAAAGTAGAGCAAACGGTACCATAATAAGAGCCTCTTCTAGTGTCCTGTCCGTAACCTTTACTATATAAAACACTTCCCTTATTCTTTACCGCCGAAAAAAAGGAGGAGAGACCACGGTTATAGTAAATGTCGTTACCAAAATTAAACACGGAACTATAAGGAAGGCCACTTATAGCCCCACTGTAATATGACAATTCTTGTGAATTACGAGGTATATTACCTTCGGGTTGCCACGTCGTGAAAGTTTTATCTAAAAACGCCCTCATCAATCGATCCTCATAAGTCTCTCCAGATCCTCCCGATCCTCCAGAGACCCAAGAACCCCAACCCGATGTGGTACGATATCGGGAGAACATCTTCCCGCTTGAGGCTATGACTATTTGCACGGTACGGCTTAACTCGGTATACTCCGTCCGGAAATAAGGGAATAATAGAAGTACGCCTCCGTAACTAACTGGTGCGTTTTGAGGAACCGAGCCCGATATCCACGAGTATATCCCGATATGAGAGATCTCATCTAAATTATTATCCGAACTTAAAATTCTTCTGTAAGTGAAAGTATTGTCTACGGTGTTATCCAACATGGATTTTTCCGCAGGCCTGTTCCAATCGCCCCATTCTCCACTACTTTTATATCTGACATACATTCTCCCATAGTAATCGAAGACTTGCTGGACAATTCGTTGTTTTAAGACATCTTTATCTAGGAAATAGGGAAATACGTTCATTAAACCTAAGCCTTGTACCGGGGAATTTAGAGGAACCTCATCATTCACCCATGTATAAATTCCAATTTGAGTACACAAGTCTAAATCATTTGAGCTTTTTAAGTTCACACGATTCAAAAATGTTTCATTAGAAAGCGTTTTCTGGCTAATGGATACATCCTCGCTATCCCCAATTTCTTGTACGATACCTTCTGCCTTCAAATACTCAAGGTCATTCCAACGGTTCACGCCATCACCGATCTTTCTCAATCTGGTATCCGTCTCAAATCCGACCTCACCTTCCATGAGAATAGGGTTCACCTCTCTCCATCTTGTCGACGTATCTCTTCTTAACTGAATTCTTTCCATAGGTAAATAATTTATGAGTTACACCAAATAAGCGTCAGCCCCACCGCAATCGATGGTTCTTGTCCCACCATAATTACTATCAGCCCTACCCCCGTCAAAGATAGAGGCCTTTATCTCGTTAAGTGAGCCTATATCAACGAACTTACTAACATTGTCCTTCCATACGTAAAGATGATATGGGGAGGAAGTTCCTACAGCGTAAGCGTCACCGATATTAGCGGTGGAAGGCAAAGTATCCGCCGTATCCCTGAATCCCAACAAATCATACCCATCCCCCTTCTCTCCCTTGGCCCCAGTATTTCCCATAGGGATTCCAAAGTCGAAAATAGCGTCCTTATCCCCGCTAACGTTCGTTACCGAAGCCTTGCTACCTGCGGGTAACGTCTTTACCTCCCCCACCTTTACGCTTGGCGTTATGTCAATGAGCGGGAAAAGATCATACCATACCTCTTCATCGTAGCTATATTTTACGTATCCCCCAGCCAAGCGAAGGTGTGGAACTTGTCCGTTGTCCCCTTTAGGTCCCTGTGCCTTGAAGCCGGTATCAACTCCATCTTGAAACCAATTGCCGTTAGAGCCTATGGTTATGTTACCCCCGATCGGGAGAGCGTCCGTTATCCTAGTCCAAGAGGAGTCAAGACGGAAGAAATCATCGGCGATACAAAGATCATAGGTGAGTTTCTCCGTTATCGTCTCCTCGTCAAGGTTCTTGTAAGTGATTATGATACCCTTCCTTCTCATCCAGAAAGGCAATTGTATGCGGGTATCCCCAGCCGATCCCATCCAAGGCAAATACACGTTGTTACATTTCCACAATATGGAATCAAGCCTCTCTTTCGTCCTAGCGTCATATACGGCCTGAATGTATGTCAACGGATAGATCGGGAAACGCTCGTTCTTATCCTTGGCCAGCTTGTCTAGCTGCTGTACGCTATCCCTCTCGTAACCCTCGCAAATATCTTTTCGCTCTTCCATGATGTATCGTGCTTTAGTTCGTTATACGTAAAATATGTTGTAGCCGGCGTTAAGTCTCAAGATCAAATCAAGGTCGTTAGCCTTTGACCAATCCTCGCCTTCCTTCTTGTAAAGGGCCAGCTTGAATACGCTCGTATTATCCAACTGATCTAATTTGTAGATGTTCCCGGCCAGATAGAAAGGCTTACCTACCCTTATGCGCTGATCGCCGTTCTCCGTAAGATCAATGTTCTTACGGCCTTTGTACAATGTCCTTACCTTCGGCTTGTAGATACTGAATACAAGCTTAAATATCTTTCTGATGATTTTGTATATGAATTGTCTCATGATTATAATGTTTTAATGGTTATACGGTAGCTCCGGTGGCATCGACCCAGTTCGTGCCTGTCCACCAAATAGGCTTGTTTAAAGTTATGTCGTAATAAGTAGA